ACCTTGATGGTTTGCATCAATCTCTTCGTGAGAATGATTGATTTTGATTTTAACTTTGTTGAACACAGATTTAGTGCCTACAAAGAACTTACCATTAGCAGGATTGCGACCCCATACTAAACTGGGACTTCCATCAATCTTGACAGAAACTTTAGACGGAGCAGTAAACCAATCCAGAACCGATAGATCACCAGTCAGGATAGAATCTTCAGGGTGTTCAATATGTTTGTTCTGCATTTGCTTGTTGCTCATACTACAGGGACACTTTAGGGGCTCCCCCTTTGTATCACAGAGGAAGTTGTGCTACACTCTTACCTTTCCTGTGGTCCGTGATATACTTTCGTGCTGATGCTTCAGTCCTACAAAGTTTCTCAAGTTGTTTGCCATTGTGAATGATAAGATACTGATTACCATAAGGAATAGCAGCATAGGTATCTTTGAACATTGTGAACCCTTCTTTCATTCAATAAACTCCAATAGGTCTACTTTTTTACAGTTAAATTCTTCTAATCGCTCGATGAAAATATTACAATAATCTTCACTAATTTCACACCCACTAAACTTTCTATTATTGAGAATACACATTTTTGCTGTTGTTCCAGAACCCGCAAATGGATCAATGATTAAATCACCTTCATTTGTCCACGTTTTAATTTGGTCTTCAGCAAGTTTTTCTGGCATTATTGCAGGATGTTCAAATGCTATCTTATCTTTTGTTGTGTGACCTCCACCTATGACATACTCGAAAACATTTCTCACTTTAGAGAAAGCATTTCTTTTTGTAACTTTGTAATTCTTTTCGCCATCTTTTCCACGATACTTTTGATTTGCTTTTAAGTTACCATACTTACACTCAACTTCAATAGGATTGAAGGTGTTAGGTGTTCCTTTACTGAAACAAAAAATGTATTCCCAAGACTGATGATACCTTTTACCACTACTGGGCATTGGATTCTTTTTCAGGTAAATCATTGTGTCGTGCAACTTGAATCCACACTCCATAAAATACAGTGCTTGTTTAATTGAAGTTCCAGTTTCACTGCCATTAACAGTTTGGTCTGCAACATTCCAGATTACAACACCACCAGGTTTTGTAATCCGATACAATTCTTTTGCTGTAGATTCAAAGTCAAAAGAATATCCGTTATAATTTCTAATATCATCATAGGGTGGAGATGTAAGGGTCATATTGGCACTATCATCATCCAAACTTTTCATCCATACGATACAGTCCTGTAAATACAAATGTATATCATTCTTACTGTACTTCAGCATACCTTCTCTTTGCTTCTTCAATGGTCACGTCATAGTTATCATAACACTTCACAGTAAAATTAGCAATGCACTCATTGATATTAAAAGTCTTCTTCACATTGACACAAGTTTGAAATGCACTTGCATTTCCAGGGATTCTTTTCAATTTCCAATTCTTCTCCCAGTTATTGTTTGTCTTATTGGGATTAAGATAAGCACGCGAATCATACCAAGAAAAGTTCAGATTCTCATACTCATCTTGCTTTTCAACAAATACTCTAACATTGTAATCTTCACCAGAACGATTATGAAGGATAATTACATCAATCATAGTGTCAAGGTTAAACTCCTTGAAACTTTCCTCTCTTTTTTCAACAAGAGTCTTAATGACGCCTTTCCCAATGTTTTCATTCTCATCTAAAGGACAACGACACTGAACAAAACTACAGGTTTGCACATCTCCTTTCGTGAAAGATTTGAGCAGTGATTTTATATTCAATCCAAAATTATTTTTCTTACCATCTGCCATAAAAACGTCTCCTGGTATATGTTCACCATACACAGATTTGCTAATAATCTTTTCCCAAGTGATAGGAGTGATGATACCCTCTTGGGTTCCATAGACCCACACAAGAGATTCAAGTCCATCAACATCAAAATCAATCATTACACTTTTCAAAAAATCTTGAATTTGGTTGCGAAGGATGACCCATAGGGTCTGTGACATAGAATTGCAGAAAAATCAGGGTTTTGACCCTGACCAGCACTTGAGTCTCACCCTAGACTCAACTTAGCAGCGTCATCGTGATGCAAACGGATGCAGCGTCCGATAGTCTGACTGATACCGATGTAGTCCATATTACGCATAAACAACACTGCCTCAAGTCCGCTCACATTGATACCTTCAGACAAGATGCTGTGATGTAGAACAACAAACTTCTTAGAGTTATCCTTACCCCAAGCGGAGAGAGTGTCAAAGAACACCTCACGATTGACTTTCTTACCGTCAATCACTGCACCAGTCTTGGCAGTAATGAACATCCAAGAATATCCGCGCTGCTCTAGTTCATCGCAGAAATCAGTTTCAGACACCAGAGAGACGATTTGCTTGGTTGCCTTAGCACAAATCAGAATCTTACCAACATTGTTCTCATCAATCGTTTCAAGCAGATTCTCAGAATCACGGTCAAAGTTGGTCTGCTTACCCTTCACCATCGGCAGTTGCTTGACGATAACTTTAGGGGGAACAATGTATCCACCAGCAACAAGTTCAGGAGCAGGAACTTTACAGATAACCTGACCATAAACCCGAGAATCATTCATTCCAGGTTTACTCACAGCAAGCGAATGTTTCGGAGTTGCAGTGAAGAAATAGCAGCGTCGTGCGTTAGCAGCAAAGTGCTCAGTTGCAGGGAAAAAGTGACGCTGAACGCTGTTATGTGCTTCGTCAAAGTAGATGGTATCCACATCAACTCCAGTACGCTCAAGGCGAGACAGGGAGTGATAGGTTGTAATAATCAACTTGTGACGGGAGTTATTGTTCTCAATCCACTGACGAATGACACCAGGACGAGTAGAAGATTCGTGATGAGTTTCGCCACTGTGAATGTGAAACACAGCAGCATTAGTGATAAACTCAAGGAACTCAGCAGAGAGTTGCTCAGCAAGCAGAATACGCGGAGCAACAACAACAATAGTCTGTGGAGTTTCTGACTGCAACTCACGCAGAGCATCATAGATCATCTTCAGAGTCTTGCCCCCACCAGTAGGAACAATCAGTTGGCCTTTGTTATGCTTTTGCATTGCAGCAACAGCACGTTCTTGATGAGGACGGAGTTGGATTTGCATTGGAATCATCATACATTACAAGGACACTTTGGGGGCTCCCCCTTTCAATCACCATTCATTCCAATTCCAATCAGAATCAGAATCACAACACCTACAGGAACAGCAATATACCAGTAAGTTACAAGCAAATAGAGTAAGAAAGCAATACCTGCTAACCAAATGAAACCTTCACTACTTTCAGAACTTATGGAAGAACCACCAGACCTAACTTCCCTCAGGTTAGTGATTTGTTCTGCTCCATATACTCTCTCAAGTTGTTGCTTTGCACCTACAGATGTTGCTGCTTCAACCTCAAGTGTTTGGCGTCCTGCACTAGACCCCAACCAACATTCTGCTCTCCAAGTTGCCATAATAATCAGTCGTTCTTAGAATAATAAGATGCTTTGTGGTTAATGTCAACCTCCATAGACTTCTTCAGCGATAGGAGTATCACCAAACAATTCCTGGAACAACCAGTTTTCGGGTTTGTTGAGGTTGCTTTCACACTCTTTCAGAAAAGCAATCTCACGAGTCCAAAACTCTACAGATTTCTTTGCTTTCAGATACTCATTGCGAGCATCATAAAGTTTGCGTTGGATTTCAATGCGGTCCATAATGAAGTGGTGCTTATACTATGAGGACACTTTAGAGGCTCCCCCTTTCAATTACTTGCTGGTATATTTGTGCTTAAGTTCTTTCTCTGACTTCTTACCTGTAGATTGAAGAACAATATCTCTCAGAGTTCTTTCACCTTTCTTTGTTTGTGCATTTCTTTCTGCTCTACTCATCCCAGATGCTTTGGGTGCTTTATAACCAGCAGCGGGTGCTTTTGCTGCTGGTTTCTTTCTCAGAAGTTCAGATGCAGTTTTAGATGCTTCCTTTGCAGATGGTTTTGCTGAAGATGGTTTTGCTCCGCTTCTTCTTGCAAGTGCTGCTTTTCTTCTTTCTTCTTTTGCTGCTGCTAATTGTGCTTCTCTTGCTGAACCACGCTCTTGTGTTGGTGCTTGAACAGTTGATTCACGTTTCTTACCAACATCTTTGCGGGTCTTATATCTCTTAGCGGGGACAGTTTTACCACCACCAACTGCTTTCACACGACGGGTTTCAGGGTCAGTCTTTCTGCGAAGTCTTCCTGTTCTTCCTTCTGGACCTGTTTTGATGATTTGAGCACCAGAACGGAACTCAGCATCATAGGTATCTCCAGTTGCTTCGCAAAGAGAAATAAACTCCTGAAAAGTACGCATCGTGTGAGTAATAAACGCTTCTTGTTTATTTATATTTTAGTCAGCGTCTTTCAGTTTATCTTGAGCAGATTTGCTAATCTTACAGACCATATCGTTGTCGTAAAAATACTTCACACGTTCGCGGCGAGCAGCAATCAGAATGTCATATTCTTCTTGTTGTTGCTTCGTGAACTTAAAGTCTTGCTTGCGCCAAGCATCTTTCAGTTCGCGGATGTGAGGAAGAACATTTACAGTGTCAGTCATTTGTTTTGTTTGATTAAAGTTCAGTTAGATTGTTCAAGTTCGGCGGCGATAATGAGCAGGTCGTTGCGAATCATCATGCGCTGAGTGCCGCGATCGGATCTGGTGCTACATAAAGGCACCACCTGATCCGCAGCAGCCCGCAGGGCGGCGGCAACGCGAATGCGAGTCGCCCAGTCTTCCGGGTAATCAGTCGCATCCAGCACCGCCTGCGCGGCGGGGGAGAGTTGTTCAGTCATTTGTTCAGGATACAGGAGTTTCGGTTTCGGTGGTCGTTTCGGTGGACACTTGTTTAGGTGTCATCCGCAGATTGTAAGGACTATTGAAGAACCTGCGGAAAGCAGTAACAACAATAAGAAGCGTTGAAGCAACACCAACCAAACCAAGGAAGGTAATAGCATCACCATTGAAAGAATACTGGTCAGGAGTCATAATCAGAAGTCGTAGTTAGTGTTAATCAGTCGTTGAAAAGATTTATTGTCCTCGTTTTCATCAAAGAGTTCATCATAAACTTCTTCAACGAAATCAGCAGGATAGAACTCCTCAACTTGAATGTCGTCGTAGTGATCCATTTTTCGGAATGAACGCTTACATTATGGGGACACTTTAGAGGCTCCCCTTTTTTATCAGCGAGACAAGATTGCTTTCATCTCTGCTCTCTTTTGTGTTTGTTGTGCTCTTGCTTCAGCACCCAGTTCCTGATGAACGTGCTTAATCTGTGCAGTCTTTTGTGCTCCTTGACGCATCGCAACTTGCTTGCTGTAAAGGTTAGGTTCCATTGTTGGACTTTGTTCTGACTGCAACTCTCTCTTAATTTCCTTCTTAAGTGTTTCTCTTTCTGCTGCTGCCTGTTGCTTCTCTTTCTGTGCAGATTGATAATCAGAAACTTTTTGCTTTTGTGCTGCAACTTGCTGTAATTGTCTTTGTTTCAGTTGTTGTCTTCTCTTTTCAATATCTTCTTTAATCTTTTCAATCTTCTTCGCTTTCTTCTTCACTTTC